AACGAGCCGCTATAGGCGAGGTTCTTGTTGGCGGTGTTACGAGCCGCACGACCCACAAGAATCTTATCCACACCCAAACCAGCCGCAACTTGATCTTCCGAGAGCAAGCGAGGGCCGACATCGGAGATAACTCCGAAGAACATATTCTGCAAGAGGGTGGAGCGGCGGATACGCTCGAACACGTTCGCGCTCATCAGCACCGCATTGGCTTCGTAACCAAGCTTATTGAGCGACAACTTGGCTCCCGCAATATCAGCAGGTGCGTTAATCGTGGTCAACAACGCCTCAGTGTAATTAACAGCAGGGGTAGCATCAGCCGTGGTGAACGGAGTGCTGGAAGCCCAGAGGAGATCGCTAACCCGCTTCTCATGCGAGAGCTTCAACTGGCGGAGCAAGAACTTCGCCGAGGAGCTTTCGATTTGGAAAAAGCGGTTTAAGTCCGACTTCAGCGCGTCATCGATGTACTCGATAAGTCCCGTCTCCTGAGTGGTATAGCTTTGGGAGGTGTATGAACGCTGAATGGCGGCATATTCAGAAGCGATATCACGCTTGAGCGCGTCAGCATTCCGAAGATCAGCACCAGCCAGAGTCGCCTTGAGGTAAATTCCGCTTTTTGCAGGGACATTGAGCAGAGGGAGAGCCTCCGCGCCAATCAACCCAACATCACTTGGGCCTTCAATCAACGCTTGGTTGATATCCGCCCGAATCGTTGTTCCGCCAGAGATAAATGACATATTATTTTATTCTTTCTTTGTTATTGTTTCTGTTGTTTAGAACAACGGAATTGCGATCTCTACAACCGCCGAAGTTGCCGTGGCCGCTTCGAGAGCCACACCAGCCGTAACAATGTTAGCGGCGAGGGTAGTCACCTGACCAGCGGAATCGAATTTAACCACATCACCTACCGCACACGTTCCCGAAACTGTACTAAAAAACGTAGGGTGAAACAACTTAACTGTCCCTGCGTCACCAGCGGCAACGTCCTGTTGAACAACGCCGATAGATTTAGTGGCACCAGTTACGGCAACCACCGCCTGTCCAGCGGTAGTGTCGGGCTGAACGAGACGATAGGCCGAGATTGCCGTGGCAAACGTAAATGTCCGAAAATTTCCTTCAATTTGTGAACTCATTGTTATTTATCCTTTGTTAGATTTTGGTAATGCCACGGCCAAGGGCTTCGGCATATTCATTGGGGTTGGAGAGCATAATGGCTTTCATGGCCTTTAGCTTCGAAGTTCCATAGTCAGCGTGAGCCGCCACAAGTTCTTCAAAAGTTTTGGGTTCGACTTTGGCCTCAACCTTTTCCTCAACTACGGGGCTGGCGGGGATTGGCTTAATGCCAAATTCAATGAGGGCTTTTTTAACTAGCTCACTCATATTGGTGTCTTCCTTGGTCTCAACGGCAGGGGTTTCGCCCTCGGCCTTTGCGCCTTCGGCAACGACATCTTTATTTTCAGTCTTCGGGGTTACGATGGCCTCAAGAGCTTCCATGCGCTTCATCAAAGCCTCCATCTGAGTTTTATAATCTTCCATTGTAGATTTTCCTTTATTGTCAAGTATTGGGTCAGACTCGACAACTGTTTGTTTAATATCAGCGGGGACACTTTGGCCTCCCGCATTGTAGCCCAATTTTGATCCGACAGCGAAAACTAGCATATCTTGTTCGACTCCCGCAAAATCCTTGAACCTCTCGTTTGAGGCAGGGGAACTAACCAAATCAGCGGAAGCAATGCTTTGGGGGCGAATGTAGTCCTTGCCATCAATGGTTTCAGATTCATTCATAAATGCCAACGAAACGCCAAACTGGTCGGGAGCTTCATCTGCCATCTCTTTAATAAGGGCATAGTGAGGTGAGCTTTTGAGGAGGTGCAGATCGGCTTTGAGCTTATCCCCTTCGATGCGGGGATTCCGGGCAAAACCCACTACTGCGTCTAGCCCGGAGCCGTGATTCATCTTAACCTTCACGCCGTTGGGGGCTTTCTTCATCAATTCAAAAGCCTGTTCTAAACTGGTTTTGTCGATATAAAGATCATGCCCTTTGGCTTCACCTTGACTCAAAATATATACGGCTGGGATAAGGCTTGCGTCCTCTAGGGACTTGTTACGCCTCTGCTTCTTTTTCCAATCACGATAGGTCTGATAAGCAATCGCCGCCCTTTGCTTTACATCGGGAAAATCCTTTACGGCAGTTTCATTGCCCATAAAGCGACCAACAAAATCCTTGATCTTGTCCTTCTTTTCGGGGCTAGGTAGGGGCATAAGATTAGGCTAGGGTTAAGAGATACTTAAGGCGATTAACTGCGCCCAAGATTTCATCTCTTATGTTTAACAGGTCGGTGTCCCCTTCGGCCAAGTAGCCGGGAAGCTCGTCCGACAAGAAAGCGATAAATTCATCGTTGTATTCCCCAAAGGATTCTGGCGAAAAGTTGTCTAGTTCAATGCCGAAAACAGAAGCCGAAACTATACGCCCATACTTGCCGAAGAAGGTCTCTAGGAAATTATCGATCTTTTCATCGAGCATCTCATACGCTTTTCCAAAGCTCTTATGTTGGCTATAAGATTTTGTCTGCCAATGAAATATCCTTAACTGGTTCTGGTAGGTAAGAAGATTTGTCAGGATGGTCTCGCCGTTTTCCATAAGAATTTCAGTTTTGTCAATTATTGGTTTGTAAATATCCCTGCACGATAAGCCCAACAGATTGCGTTCCCCCGCTGGTTGCAAATTGCCATTCAACATCCGATTTTTGTGTTCTGATTTGCGGGACAATTCTGGTCACATTGAATGTATTCGAGAATGTGGTTTGTAATAGGTTATAAGTCATTGGTCTTGCAACATTATGATTTGTAATCAAAACATTAAAGGTTATGTACTTATTGCTTACAACAGCATCTCCGCTATAACAATCAACAGCATAAACATAAAGACTCCACCCACTTGGAACAGAATAAAACCCAGCTTGTGATGTTCCAATAGATGGATTAATTTGTGCATAGGTAGTTGAATTATAAGCGGCGGCGATTGTTCCGACATTTGTAATCTGCCCAACTCCGGGAGTAATCATTGATATGTTATTGATTCGATAAAATGAATTGCTCGTAGCAACGGGCGTAACTCCATCCAGAGTGACTGATTCTGAAATAAGGTTCCAATTTCCGTCAAGGCCAGCAATAGAAACAACTGCCCCGGAGTCCGCTGTGACTGCGGTTGTTGAAATTGCCATTGTTGTTGCAGTTGTGGGGAAAGCATAAGTGTTTGGAAGTCCATCCCAAATTGTTTTTCTGCCTGTTCCAACAGAATTGCTAAAAGCAAATATGCTTACAGGAATTGCATCGGGCGGATTATTTTTGATCGCCCAAGTTTTCCAGTCCAACGAAAGAAGGTGATTGATTGAAACTGGCATAGCCTTTTTAGGCCAATATTGTTTTTATGGCTTTTTATCTAGGATTGGGCCGCCAGCAATCCAAGCGTCACAGGTTCGTTTGGCCGCACATTTGAAGTCGAAGATTTCACAATATCCAAGGTTTCCAGCCATCTCCACTTCATTTGCATCGGCCCCTATGCCCTTCGTTATACAATCCATCATGTTCTTTTTTTGATTAAAGGCCGCACAATTACCGCATCGCATGGTTTTAGCCGTGGCAACATCACCTTGAAATTCATTGGCCTTGGCCCTCCAATAAGAATCATTGGGTTCGCCGGGATTAGCTGGGCCATAATTAGCATCGTCTACCGCAGTTTTGCGATTAGCTAAATTGGTTTTGATGTCTTGCGTGGCGATGGGGCAAGCGGCTGGCTCTTCAAGCTGTTCGTCTCGGCTGTTCATTTGCTTAACCAGCTTCTTTGCCCAAGCATATCCAGCATCACCTCCCCAGAGTTGCCATGCTTGCCATCCCTTGCCCTTCTCGCTCCAAGTCGAGCCTTCCTTGTCCACTTCATGCCGATCAAAAAATGCCTTCATGCGCCTTGCTGTGTCGGGAGAAATTTCCTTGCCCCCGGACAAATCCCTAGCCCTAGC